TTGCAACTGTCACAGTCAGCTTCCTCCGATTGTAGTATATCTTCTATGAGTTTGTCAACATCAGAAGCATCCTCAATAGGAGCATCCTTCTTAGCATCATATGTATTTTGATAATAAGATGTCTTCCAACCAAACTTGTATGTGGTCAGTAGATCTTTTGCCATCTCAGAAACAGGCACTTCATTGTTGGGATAGTTTTCTGGATTGTAACTCCAGTTACCACTGATTGCCTGATCAAAGAATTTCTGCATTACAGAAACAATTTTGATATAACCCTCATTGGATGGCATATCCCAGAGTAAATCATAGTTAGTTTTGAGAGTATTGTATTGAGGGACAATCTGCTTAAGAGGTCCCTTTTTGGACTTCTTAATGGACAGGTAGTCGCGAGGCGGCTCGATTCCATTGGTAGCGTTTGACACAACGGAGCTGCTCTCCGAAGGCATTTGTGCGGACAGAGTGCTGTGTCGCAATCCGTATTGGTTGATCCGACCTCTAAGATATTCCCAATCACACTGTAGCTCATTAGTTACAATCTCATCGACTTCCTTCTTATATGTATCAATAGGGAGAATTCCATCAGCATACTTTGTTTTATCAAAGTAACCACATGGTCCTTTCTCCATTGCCATACGATTAGATGCAGTAAGCAGAGCGAATTGGAAACGCTCAGTTAGATCATGGACAAGTTTAAATGCCTTAGGTGAATTATATTTAGCACCATGTTTGGCAAGGTAATGTGCCAGACCAATATAACCAATACCCAGAGAGCGACGATTGATAGTGCTCTGCTCTGCAGACTTAATAGGATATCCTTGGTAGTCAATCAAAGCATCCAGACCCCTTACAGCAAGCTCACAGAGCTCATCGATTTCATCCAGGGACTTCAGTTTTCCAACATTAATAGCAGAGAGAATGCACAGTGCAATCTCACCTGATCCATCAATATGCTGAATGGGGTCTGTAGGCAGGGTGATCTCCTGACACAGGTTAGACATATTCACCTTGTCCTTGAAGGACGAGTGTGAATTGCAGTGGTCGATATTCATGATGTAGATACGACCAGTCTCTGCTCTCTCCTTCAGGAGATCAAGGAAGAGTTGCTGAGCATTGATTGACTTACGGGGGATGGATTCATCTGCTTCGTAATCACAATACATGCTATCAAACTCATCAGTGCCGAAAGCGTCATAAAGCCCAGGGACATCATGAGGAGAGAAAAGTGAAATCTCCTGGTTTCCAATGAAACGCTCATAGAATAACTTGCTGAGTTGGATTGAGTAGTCGAGTTTTCGTACACGATTGTCCTCCGTACCTTTGTTGTTTTTAAGGACAATGATGTCCTCTATTTCTTGGTGCCAGATCGGGAAGTGGACTGTTGCGCTTCCACCTCGGATGCCATTTTGTGTGCAGCATCGGACAGTTGACTCAAACTTTTTGAGAAATGGTACAACACCTGTATGCTGTACCTCGCCGCCCCTGATTTTGCTGTTGATGCCACGGACTCTGCCCGCGTTGATGCCGATGCCAGCACGTTGTGACACATAGTAACCAATAGCCATATCGCTACTAAAGATACTATCGAGGGTGTCATCAACATCAACAAGAACACAGCTCGCAAATTGTCGAAGTGGAGTTCGCACTCCCGCCATGACAGGTGTGGGAATGTTGATTCGGTGCTTTGAGATTGCGTTGTAGTATTTTTTGACATATTCCATGCGATAGAATTTATCATCATCTTGGAATAGAGTTGCTGCAATCATCATATACATGAATTGCGGCGTCTCATAGATCTGCCCACTGCTGCGATCTTGGACAAGATACTTGTCCACAACCTGACGCATACCTGCATAGGTAAACAGGAAATCGCGATCATGGTCGATGTAACTATTTAACTTTTCCCACTCTTCATCAGTATATTTGTCCATGATACCGATGTCATATACACCACGTTTGATGCAGTTAGTCACATGCTCCTTTAGAGCAGGGTGTCCATCAGGATGACCATTGTATACTTGCTTCCTCAAACTAAACAAGAGGAGTCTAGCAGCAACAAACTGATAGTTAGGTGCCTCAAGGGAGATCAAATCGTTGGCAGAACGAATCAAAATTTCTTGAATGTCTGCCGTCTCAATTCCATCAAAGAATTGGAGGTTGGCATTCATTTCTACTTGCGATTCAGAGACCCCTGCGAGACCCCTGCAAGCGTGCTCAACCATGATATGAATCTTATCAAGGTCTAGAGTTTCCTTAACTCTATCACGCTTGATTACATTGATAGTCATACTCTCTTCCATTCGGTAAACTTTACTTTTGCTTGTAAGCCTTGGTAGGTGCTTGATTCTACCACACGCTGCACGTTGAGTCCAGCATTTATCATATCATTTATATCTTTTTCTTGTGTGCTTTGATCCCATATAACTACGGAGTCGCCTCTATCGATTGTATTTGCGATTCGATCGACGATTTGGGTGTTACGTGGTTCGTTATCAAAAACATAAACACAATTGCTCCACCCAAACGACCCAATATCAACATCAGCCCCACACATCGCAACGCTGTTGGGGAGAAAAAGCGAGTCGAAAGGTCCTTCAGTGATGTAGATGGTTTCTCTGTCATTAATTTTGTTGAGTCCATAAATTTTTGGATGATCTTCATCCAACATGATAGTGATATATCTCATGTTGTCATTAGGATTCAAAGATCTACCTTGATATCCAAACCAATTTCCATCTTTGTCAATGAAGGGGATAATAATTCTAGGGTGATCCCTCTTGACATCTTTGAAAGTTGGTTTCAGTGTGTTTGTCCACTTGCAAAACTTCTCAGCATAGTATAAATCTGAGAAATGCTTTTCTGGAATACCACGACCGAGAAGATAACCTTTCGCTGGGTGATCATTATTTAGCGAAGAAATACTAGGTAAATCTGTTTGCTTTTTTACAAACTTTGGTTTCTCAAATTCAAACTTTGGAGCAGCAACATTCCTACCTTTGCCAGTAAGTCCTGCCTTATACCTTTCCATGACATATTCATCATGCAAGTCAGCAGCATTCTCTTTCAGAAAGTTTGCAAACGATCTCCCAACGCCACAGTTGTGACACTTAAAGACCAGTCCACTCTTCTTACTAAAGAAATACCCTCTCGTCTTATTGCGATACTTCTCCGAGTCTCCACAGTAGGGACATCGGAAAGTGTACACACCATTTCTAACCTGCTTAAACTTCTCAAGTCGAGAAGAAACGAGGTTTGCATAAATTACATCAATCAACCGATGGACCTAGTGACCTCAGTCCCTATCGTAGCAGATGTTTGATTGCCTGTCAATGGTCTAAGCATAGGTGAAACCACTTGCAGGACTGCCACAAGTGTTGCTAGGACAGCAGTTGCCCCTACTACAAACTTAGCATTATGATCTACCTTTTTCTGTAATGTAGTAACTCTTTGATGGATAGTCTCAGTATCCCTTTCATGTGTAGACTTCATCTCTTCAATCATCTTAATGATGAGTTGATTTGACTTGTCACCTTCATCTAACCGCGACTCATGACGCTCTAAAATGATAGCAATTTTATTGCTGTTTTCAGAAATAGTGCCAACAGCACGCTCTAACTTATCCAACATCTCCTTGGATAAGTCTTCGTAGATGTCAAGTTTAGATTCTAATACTTGTAACTTTCCTAGACCTAACATCTTACTTGTCCACTGTAGCTTGTGCGCCACCAGATCTTGCTTTCAACTTAAGAGATGCAGTTTTCTTTTGCAATTCTCTTTTGATCTGTGAAATTTTTGAATTTGCTTTCTTCTGCTCCAGACCAATTTGCTGTTGGGTCATCTGCTGCTGCATCTGCTTATCTGCTGCCTCATCCACAACATTCCGCATATGCTTCATGCGCTTATCCATAAAGAATTTACCTGCTTCACCAGGGACAATTCTTTCAATCTCAATATCACCTCTGAATCTTGGATTGATAAGAAGACGCATCTTCTGTCTCAACTCTGCAGGAGAGTTTGCATAAACAATAGTCTCACCAACTTCAGGGAGCTTTACTTTATATTGAAACAGTCTTGAAGGCACCCCAGGATTCTCTCTACTCTCGCCAAGTTTATTACCAGGACAGACTAGTTTCTTAGCATCCTTTTTCTTGAGTTTCTTACGAAACTTCATGACAGGATCATACCCAGCAGCGGGACCTGTTGCAGCATCCCCACCAGTGAATCCAGTTGTCATCATTTCTTCCTTCATATTAGCTCCAATTCTTCTAAGATATGCTCATCTTCTTCCAACTGAGGGAAGCATCCTATAGGATATTTATTCAAGAATAATAAAAACGATTTGATAGCAGGCCAATACTCCCTCTCCAAACGAAAAAAGAGTAATGGTGTAGTCGCTTCACCAAAAACATTATAAAGTATGATGAGATGATTTAAAATTAAATGGGTCCTCAATCCAGACCCATTCAAGTATCGTTTAAATAAACGCTTCAGATATTTGAAGCGTTTCATATCTTCATCAAAATCGTCTCGTGTTACACACTGAGGATTTTCATAATGTTTGATGGCGAAGAGAATGTAGTTTCCTTCATTCAATTCGTCAAACTTCATTTATCAGCTGCCGAAGGTCAGAGTTGCGGTTGCAGAGATTACTTCAGGAGCACCATTGTTAGAGTTTACCTTAACACGATACTGGTTGCCATCCTCGGATGCAGTCTGACCTGTGAGTGCCAGAGAGGTTGAGGTTGCACCAGATACATTCGACCAGCGACCGCTGGAAGTTGTGCGCTTCTGCCACTGGAAGGTTGCTGTGCCAGAGTTGGTAACCGACGCTGCAACCAGGAAGGTTGCTGCACCACTAGAGGTGGTCTTGTCAGTGTTGTTGGTGCTGAGGGTGATGGTGTTTGCTGCGTCTGCTGCGATGGTGTCATCGGAGAGAGTCTCATCAGCGTTAGCCTCAGGATTAGTGAGGATCATCAGGTGCTCTGCCTTATGACGGGTGTTACCAGCACCATCGGTATAGGTGCGATATGCCCACCAACCAGGAGCAGTGATACCACGCTCTTTGTTTGCCGCCAGACCTGCTTCGGTCTCGTCAACAAATACAATAGTTTCTGTTGCAGACCCTGCGCCATTACCTCTAGTCAAGCCGACTTGGGTCTGATTGGCGGTAGAGTCAACTCTTCCGTATAAAGACATTGTGCTCTCCGAATTTTTTCCGTATATTTATTTATAAAAAAAGGGGCTTGTGCCCCTTGAATTATTCGCCTTGACGTGCAACCATTGCTTTCTTGACAACTTCAAGAAGCTGATCGTCCATATCGGTCTTGGTCAGCTTAACCGCTTTACCAAGGATAACAAGACAGATCTCAACCAACTTTTCACCGAGTTCTTCATTCTCTGGAATCTGGTTAACTGCATCTCTGATTACCTTTGCGGCGAGGGGGAGTAAAAATGATAACATGATTAGATACCAAACGGGTCTAATCTATATAGCATCAATCCCAAACGGATTTGTTACCCCGCTTGTGCTTCTTCTCATAAGCATCATAACCTTTCTGACGCTCAGCCTCTTTTTTAGTAGGACCGTGCTTCATAAGTCTTTGGTTATGCTTGCTAACCCTACGGTTATGTTGCTGTAGCTCAGTCTCCTTAGCACCCTTCACTTTCTTACCAGTGCGCTTAGCACCAGGGAAGTTTTTCTTATGGGCTCTTGCCTCAACTGATTTGTTGATGTCAAGTTTCGTGCCAGTCTTTTTCTCGTGTGCATCGAGGACTTTCTGACGCTTTTTTACAGCGTCAAGAGACTTTTTTGCGTCTGCTGCTCTGTCCTCATTAAATTGACCGAATGTCAACAAGTTAGAAGTTTCTTCTTCATTGATGCTTTGATTGCTTTCTTTTGAAACTTCTTCTTGACTGACATAGGCGTCTTCCTCCTTGAGTTTTGCTTTGCGTTTTGCTGCTGCTTTTGCTTTAAGTCGCTCAGCAGCTGCTTCTCTTTCATCCTTAGGGATAGAGAACATGTTACGATCGGTCTTAAGTTTCTCAGCTGGTTTGCCAGGAACTGCCGATTCTTTCATGTGATAACCTTTACCATCACAATGACCGCATCCTTCACCCATACATTCAGGACACTTCACCTTTTTCTTTTTATCATCACAATGCTTTTCTTTAAGATCATCCAGTTTAGGATTGATCTTACATTGTGTTTTTTTCTTTTCGGATAACTCTTTGAAACTAAGCATCAGACCTTCTCGCAATTAGGGACAACTTTACCATTCTTTTTCTTGGTGCCTTTTGCCTTGTAACCATCCCAGCACTTATCAGCGCCGACATTTTTGCGTGCTTGCTTCATGCTCTCATCGATTACATTCTCAATCTCTTCAATAGAGAAGAGACCAGACTCATACAGATGTGCAATCTGATCGTAATCTTCACCCAGACGCTTAGCAAGTTTGCCGCTACCACTAGAAACTGCACGAGCAGTCTTACCAGCAGCTTTCTTCAAACCACGCTTAACTGCACCACCGATTCTTCTAAGAAGACCAGGCTTCTTTTTCTCCCCGCCACCAGACGATGATTCTCCACCGCCAGATCCACTGCTGCTACCCTTCGACTTTCTGATGCTGCTCAGGACGCTATCAAGTTTACCGTCAGTGCCATCATCAGAAGAGGAAGAAGAGGAAGAAGAGGAGGAAGATCCACCA